TCACTACTTAATGTACCTAAACCAACTTCAAACTCTGCCGTGCCTGGTAATGTCACGGCATAATATGTTGTGTTAGAATTACCAACACCAGTGCCAAAAGTTTCAAAACCAGTGACGGCTCCAGCTAAAGTAAATGTGCCTGTGCCAGTTGTAGTAGTTGTTTCTTTTACTCTATCGTTTAATACTAATGCCATTATTTAAGCTCTATCGTTAAGTTAGTTGCATTAATTCTAAATATGTCACCAGTTGCTATGGCTTTACTTGCATCTAATGCACCTATGAATAAAACATTACCACCAGATCCCACAACATCTAAAGTCCCAGTTGCAGCAGTAGTTATAAAAACATGAGTAATAGTATTAGCCGTACCAGTAGATTCTGGAAACTCTATAGCATTTGTATTTTTACAAGTTTGTGTATCTGCTGATTCAGCGGTTAATGTCCAATTTGCAGCCGCAACTTGTTGTCTTGCATAACTACCAAAAGTTGCTTCAGTTATAACTGGATCTCCAGATTCTCCAGTTGAGTCATTAAAATTAGATACTGCCGTTGCTAGTCCAACATAAATGCTATCACCTGGTGAACTAAACGATGCGGCATTATTTTTGAAAATAAAACTTAAAAGTCTATTTTCTAAAAAGGTGGTTGCTGCATTTGCTGTTGCCATTTTCTACTCCTTATGTCCTTTGCGCTCTAGGTAAACCTGCTCTGTAAGCATCTTCATTTTCTCTTGCTTCGCCTAAATCCTTTAATCTCATTAATTGATCATTAAATCTTTTTTCATATTGTTGCATTATATCAGCCTCACCCTTCATATAAGTATACGCTTCTACAAGTGATCCGTAAAGCAATGCAAAAGGTGCATTTGTGCTGATCCATGTTGTGCCGCTATCAGATCCAGCAGTAAGACTTGTAGGTTTATAATAGTAATGCAATTCAATTGCATAATTTGAATTTGGAGTAGGAGCTAAAAGAAAGTTATTTACATCAAAAACTGCATAAAATCTAGGAACACCTGTGCTTGATGATGCTGGAAAAGCCTCCTGTAAGAAGTTTACATCTTTTTGTAATAAAATGTCTTCACTACCTGATGTTGTAATTTGCAATGAAAATGATGCTAAATAATCAGATGGTATAGATAAAAATTTATCGGATACTGTAGCTGCCGTAGTTACGTTTTTTCTAAACACTTCTAAATCTACATTCTTAAATATTCTATCTTCTGCACCTTTTATAAAATCATTTAAATGATTTACAAAAGTTGTTTCAGTATTGTCTGTATAATCTTGTATTGCTGTTTTTAATTCTGCAAATGTAAAACTCATGATGTTATCGTTACAGGACCTGCTGTAGCAAAGTCTCCGCCCCCTTTTATGTTCCCTGATGTTGATGACTCAGCAACGGTAAATGTATATGTGTCTGTAGTAACCACAGTTATAGAATAACCAGAAGAAAGTTCAAGTGCACTTTTTGAAATACCATCAAATGGTTGACATGTTCTAAATCTCACGGTGTCTCCAGATGTTCTACCATGTGTTGATTCTGTCACGGTTATCACTGTGCTTCCACCACCAGCTGCCGCAGATGTAAAAGGATTTTGTATTAATATTCTTTCTACATCAGGCTCAGATCTTTTATCTGGTCTAGGATCATTTAAAGATTGAGCATCTTCAGCTTTTATTTTGCCTAGAAAGTTTTGGGGATGATCTGGATCAACCATATCTTTACCCACTCGTAATCCATTTCTTACACCATTTCTAAACTCATAGACTAAATCGTGCAGATCATATCTAAATCCTGACCTATCACAAAATCCATATGCGTATTTACCTCTAGCTTTTGTCACTGTCTAACTCATAAAAATATTGATCTGTTTCACCTAGTCTAAAGTTTTGCCCATTCTCTACCTGATACTCTATAGTACTAACTTTAAAATCAGGCTTTAATGGTTTCTTTGGAGATAAAGAATTATCAAATATTCTAGTTCTATTGTTTGGATATAAACAGTATTGACCATTATCTAATTCAATAAGATTAGATGATTTATGTTCTGCTGGTGTTTCACTAGTACTGTAGTCAATTTGATCACAGTCATAGTGATAGTTATCTAATGTGCAAATATAAGCACCTTTTTGTATACCATGATCTCTGGTATACACCTCATACTCCATTGTAGATATAAACTGTTTTTGCACTGCTACGACTCCATAATCCATACAATTCCAAAACTGAAGGTTGGTAAGGTCCATATCTGTTTTGGGAACTTCTGGTCTAGAAACAAATGCTGATATTGGTAGTTTATCAAATAAAGCACCATAATCAGGCAAATAAGTTTCAAAATAAAAAGCTCGCCCAGGTATAGATTTTGCTGTAACCCAAACACCTTTTACAAATTCTCCAAACCCATCATCTAAGTCCCTCAAATATTCTTTTCTAACCCAAACTTCTATAGAAGGTAAATTGCATATTAATCCTGCCATTATCTATTATTAAACATTAACCCTCTAGTTGCAGCTCCGCCACCACGCATCTTCATAACTTTGCCACCTTTTTTCATGTAGCCCATTTTGTTACGAACTTCTGTTGGCAACTTACTTAAACCTTTGCCTTTATTACCTTCTGGAACAGCCTTTAAACCTCTTGGATTTTTTCTTGGCTTTGGGTCAGGCATTTTTTTATTAGCTTGCATGTCAGCTTTTCTTCCAGCCTTCATGCCTGCACCCAATCCCATTATTCCACCACCTTTCAGTGTTTGAGGCTTAGACTTACCTGTCATTTTGTCAAGCATCTTCTTTTGCCCAGGCATTATGAAAGGTGATGCTCCAGAGGGTTTCTTTTTTGTTGTTTTCTTTTTTTTATTTGGTTCAATAATCATTCTAGCTTTTTTTATAGATCCACTAGCTTTTTTCACCGATCCACCTCTAACATAACCTTTGATAGCAGGCTCTTTCTTTATTAAAGACATAGTACGACTCATTGGTATTTCTTTAGTTTTCGCAGGTCGACCTATGTCCATCCCTCCGCCACCTTTTTTACTTTTCTTTTTCTTCTTTGTTGGTACAATTTTCATTGGCATTATGCTCTCCTTGTCATTCTTCTTTGTCTTCTGGCAGCAGTGCCAGTAAGTTTTTTCTTACCTATAGTGGATGGTCTGGCTTTTGGCTTTGCCATCATAGTCTTAGATTTTGAACCTGCTGGTTTCTTCATAGACATCTTTTTCATTTCTGTCTTTGTTTGACCTGCGTAAGGACTCATCTTTCTAGCACTAGATAATCCAGGTTTACCTATTCCTAAATTTAAAGTTTTGCCTGCTCTAATTTTATTAGGATCAGCAATATTATTTATTTTCTGCAAAGTTCTAACTGTAGTGTTATTTTTCTTTGCTATTTGTGATAAAGTGTCTCCACTTTTTATTTTGTATGTTGCCATAATTTAACTCCCAAAAAATGTGTTGTATGGTACAAATCTAGCAGATGCACTGTCAGAGTCTTCGCCTGCTGCTAGTTCAAACTGAAACTCATACTCCTGCTTAAGTGCAGAAACTCTATTAGACACTTCAGGTCTTTTCATTGCTACATAGTAGGCAAGACCAGAAACTAAACAAGGCACAAACCTAGGAGGAATAAAGGATGTGGTAGTTCCTGATATCCCTGATGATATTCCGTCAATGCCTACTATTCTGTAATAAAACAAAGTATATGTTGTCGTGCTGTCAGGCACTGGATAAAATGTTACATCAACTTTGTCACTTAACCTTTGTACAAATATTTGAGTTGGTCTCCCTGTTGTGTTTTTGTTAGCTGTCTGCGCATATGTAGATACTGTTATTCTTGTCAGGTTAGTATCTGTTTGATTAGTTCCTGTACCTGTTCTTATCTGATGCTCTAAAAGATCAACGGTATCTGTAGGCAACGTATATGTGGCTGTACCTGAAGTTAAAGCCTGTGTTCCCTCTGCTATAGTCCAGAGATTAAGACCTCTGTTTTGCCACTCTGCTGTTAAAATATTAAACGATCTTCTGATTGTTTTTAAATCATAACCAGTCTTCATATCAAGACCAGCCCTTTCATAGGCTTCCTGGAATATTTCTGGTATGTCTGGTGTTACTGATGCCATATTTTACCTACGAGAACTTTCTAAATCTTGCCGTTTTTTTAGCAATCTTTTTGGGCTGTTTAGCCACTTGTTTTCCTCTTCTAGTTGCTTTTCGCTTTTTAGCCGTAGTGGCGGCGTATTCAGCGGGCGAAAGAGCCTTAATCGCTGCGGAAGGTAGATAACGCTCGCCTGTAGCCTTTTTCCCTTGTGTAGAAGGTTTACCACTTTTTGTTCTCCACTTTTGCTTACCCCACGCCTTCAAGCTCCTTTGTGATTTTTTCAAAGCCATAT